TATCACAGAATAATCGGCAGTTGTTCTAGTAGAAAAAGCTGTATCGTATGTTTGTATAATGAAATCACAGTCAGGTGGTTCTTCCAGACTATGCCACATTTTAAACCAATCCTTTTTAATTATGCCACCTTCATCTGGTGTTGGGTCTTGCATATAAAGGGATTGCCAATACTTACTTCCGTTCTGTGATTTAATTTCTAGTTCATCTTTCTTTAACAGAAAATCTGGTTTCCATTCAGGAAAGTAAGAAGAACCTACAGGAAGGTCTAGTAGTTCCGCTGATTCCTCATCCAGCCATGCTGGTATTTTTATTACTTCCCATTCATCAATATCTATTTGATCTTCTTGTTCTGAGAATATAGTTTCCTTCTGTCTTTGCTTTTGTGTTTCCAGAAGCCAGCCGCAGATATCATCTTCATGGTATCTCGTGTTAATGATCACGACACTACCATTTGGCATTAAACGTGTCCGTAGACCAGCCGGATACCACTCCTTGATATATCTACGACCAGCTTCTGAAAAGGCATCTTCCTCTGACATAACATCATCAAGGAGAGCTACGTGTGCACCTCGTCCAGCAATTTGACTTCTAACACCAGCAGCTATATAAACACCGTTTTGGTTTGTCTGCCATTTCCCTGCTGCACGTACATCAGATCGTAGAGTAGTATGAGGAAATATTTCTTTATATAGTTCATGGTTTACGATATCACGAACCGCCCTACCAAAGTCTGCCGCTAGTTGGTCAGAGTGAGAGACTGAGAGTATTTCGTGATTAGAATGATTCCCCATATACCAAGCAGGAAACAGTTTAGAGCAAATAACGGATTTAGTAGAACGGGGAGGGAGAAAGACCATAAGCCTTTTAATTTCTCCCTCTTGTACCTTTTGAAGTTTATTAGCAAGTAATGCAATGTGTCTTCCTAATTTAAAGTCAGCTACAAGAGAAGGGGCAAGCAGCTTAACAAAACAAAGAAAGTCAGACTTAGCTTTAATAATAGCTTGTTCAAATAATTTATCCCTTAACTCACTGTAGCTAGATTTCATGGCTACCTCTAGGTTTACATGTATATAAAATTAAATTACCTTTATTTTGTTTATCTTTTGGAAAATCTTCATACCATTTTTTTGTTTCTATACACATCTCTTCTGTTTTAAAAGAAGATACCTCTTGCCTAATACAAGATGCAGAATTATAGCATACTGATAATATGAGAATCCATTCAATCATAACATATTATGAGGATTCATCTTTAGACCCTCCAAGATAGTTAGGTACTTTATTTTTTCCCACCTTCAACCACTTTAAGTCCAACAATGTCTGCAAGGTCTTCAATATCTTTTTGAATTTTTTCTTCGCTATCCGTATCTGCAAAGTGAGCCATTTTAATTTTTTGTTCAGATTTGTCAACAAACATTCCCAAGTGTCTTGCAATCGTTTCCATACTGCGATTGGCGTTGGTGTAATCTTCGTTACCCATAGCTTGGTCATATACTGCTGCAACTTTATCCAATACTTTTTCAGCATTCCAACTCATCCTCCTCATTGCCTCCTCTTTAAGATTTTCTATTCGTCTTTTGATTTTCTTATTGTTGTAGAAAAGGTTCTTAGCCATTTGCATAGTTGCTTTATTATTCTTCCCAGGAGCGTAACCAGCAGATATGTAAGCATGAAATAAATCTCCAGTAGCTACGCACTCCATAGCAAACTTTTCTTGTTTTGCTGTCATACCACCAACTACAGCCGATCTACGTAAAAAATTATTCGGTGGTTTATTTGTATCTTCTAACATTGACGGAACTCTCTTAGCAAAATCTTCTGGTTCATCTGACTTCTCATACTTACGATATCTTTTTGTTCTTCGATTATACTCTTTTCTCATTTGATGAAGGTCTGTACCAGCAGATGGTTTCTTTCTTTGACTAGCAGTAACTCTTATTAATTCCTTTAAGTCTTCTGTTTCCATCTCACAATACATGAGTTGGGCATCCCTATCCAAGCTCTTATCGTATTCTTGATGAGTGATAGGTTTATCGTAAACTTTTTTTTCCATAGCTAACCTATTGACTTCTTTTCTATCTTAGCATATAATTATTACTGGATGCCAAGGAAATGGGTCCAAACTTAATCTTTGCTAAACATAAAGGGAGATTTAAAAAATGACTACGCTACTACGACACCCACTTGATTATGTAGATACTGATCTACGTAATACAACTAACCTCATTGATTATATGAGCAACCTGTTCTTTAATTATAAAGATCAATCTACTCAATTTGCAACTATGCCTGTTAAGACCCTTACGAACTTACCGTTCAATGGTGTAAACAGTGACATTGTTCATTACGGTGGAGACTACCTTATAACTGAATCAAATGATGAAGATAAAGATTATATCATCCACTTTGCTTTACCAGGACATAACAAAGATACTTGTGATGTTCTTAAATCAGATAAGTACATTATTGTTAAGTCTAAAAAGAAGGATGACTCAACATATAGTTTCTATAAGCGGATACCTCTGATTAAAACTACCTATGAAGTACAGACTGTAATCTTTAAAGATGGTATTCTTAGCATTGCTATCAAAGATACAAAGCAAGAAAACAAAGAAGAGATGCTAGAGATTATCCAACAGTAAACTTAAATTTATCTATTTCATCTTTGAAAGAGTTAGCTACTAGGTCGATAAGTTCATTATCTTGATCATAGTAGTTAGCTCTTTTGTTTTGTAACTCCCTCTTTGTTGGTACACCCCTAAAGCTAGGAAGTGTTGTTTGTGTGACTTTAAATAGTTTATTCAACAAAGGAGTAGAATCTTCAAAACAAAATACATCCTCTACTTCAGATAACCAGATCATTTGAGAAGTTAGTCTAGGTCCACAGAAAGGAGAGGAATGAAGATAATCATAATCTTTATCTTCTAACATCCACTTCTTAAATCCTCTACTCTTCAATCTATGTTGTTCCTTTACCGCATCCTTTACTTCTCGTATTCCCCTACACCAAGCTACACGATCTGATGGACCTTCCGTAAAGAACTCATACATCTCTATCATGTAATCAAAAGGATTACGAACTATTCCAAAAGTATAGTTCTTATCCCATTCCTTCTTACCAATAGCATACTTAATATCTAGTGAATAACAGAAATGATTAGGAAGTATATTCTTTGTTTCGTTATATTGATTTACTTCTATATTCTCTCCCCCTAAAATATAGTACCTAATATTTTGAGGTATAGCAGAAATAATTAGTGGCGTATACACAAAAATAAAGTTGTGCTTTGGATTATGAAAAAACATTTACTTACCCTTACATACCTGAATATCGTTTTCAACCATATCGAATACCAAGTCTTTAAACTTATGCTCTGGTTTCCATTCTAATTCTTTTTGTATAAGAGAACTATCACCTAGTAAATATTCAACATCAGAAGGACGATAGAACTTAGGATCAATCTCTATAAGAACTTCACTATTTCCACCCATAGCTCTTTCATCTAATCCTTCTCCTCTCCATTCTAGTTTAATGCCAATCTTTTCAAATGCTAAATTACAGAAGTCTTTTACACTATGTACTTCACCTGTAGCTACCACGTAATCTTTAGGATGAGAAGTAGTTAACATCATATGCATAGCTTTAATATAATCACGAGCATCTCCCCAATCTCGTTTAGCATATATATTTCCTAAACTAATAGGAGCTTGATTCTTTGCCGTAGCATACTCTGCTACACCCATTGTTATCTTTCTTGTTACAAAATCAATTCCTCTACGTGGTGATTCGTGATTAAACAGAATACCATTAACAGCATGGATACCATGTACCTCTCTGTAGTGTTTAACGGTCTGGAAGGCAGAATGTTTAGCAATAGCATAGGGAGAGGTAGGTTTAAACTCTGATGTCTCTGAGAGCGTCGTTTCTGAGGCTGTAGCGGCATTGCCATATAGTTCGGAGGTAGAGGCTTGGTAAAACTTAAAGTTGCCTCTGAAGGCTTCCTTGAGGACTTGGAGAAGGGTAACAACACTAACAGCATTTATCTCATGGGTTAGCGAGGGTATTTTAAAACTTTCTCCTACATGGCTTTGTGCAGCTAAGTTATAAACTTCTACTTTGTTTCCTAACGTGTGCATGTAGGAAACAGTAGCCTCTTTAACGTAGCTAACAAAACTTCTTATAGAGCCACTGTCCAGGAAATCCATTGAAGCAATAGTAAGATTAGGATGATTAAGTATATTCTTAATATTAGGATTATGTACAAGAGGATAGGATATCTTACGTATTCCTGCGAATACTTTATAATCATTTTCTAGTAAATACTCTGTAAGATAGGAACCGTCTTGTCCCGTCATCCCTGTAACAATAGCTATTTTTTGCATATTTTAAATACTCCTATGGGTACCCTAAAAATAAACTAAAGGGGGTGTATTTACAAGACCCAAAATTTTGAAATTTATGTCTGTATATATACGACCATTACTGGTCTAAAAAATTTTGCCCCTCCCCCCTCCAGATCGAAAAGAACAAAACGTGAACACTCTGGGCAAGAGAACGCCCCGCTGTTACACGGGGCGAACCCTTCTAGGCGTTCGGGCTTAAATCAATTTTGAGATATTGATTGAAGCCTTTTTTGGGGCAGCCGCCGCACCGCGCTTTTTGCGACCTTGAGCGGTAGGAATGATTACACGGCCCTTTGAAATAAAGGCTGGAACTTCAACCTTGCCGTGTGACATTGTACCCTCGACCAGATAAGGCAACCCAAAGTAATCGCCTTCGCCAGTTACTTTAAGATCGGAAACATTCACTTCAAATGAGAGTGTAACCTTTCCACTTCCTGCTATCGCCTTTTGTTCGACTGGCGATTTAGTCTTAGTAGATTTGCGAGGCATGTTATTTCTCCTGTCTCGCGTTAATGTCTCGCGGTTCATCCGCTCGACTGATTATGATAATCGTCTTTAATTGTGGCAAAATCAAGGCACAATTACCTGGTAGTATTTCACACAATGAAACGCCATAAGCTCTATAAATTATATGGATTTTTGCGCATATATGTGCGATTTACCGACATGCTTGCGGCAGGGACGAATGGGCAGTTTAAATACATGCCCAGGTATTTATATATATATTATTTTACTGGTTTACCTCTTCCACCAGCAACGAGCCATTCTCTTCCCCAAGGTGCTTTTAAAGTGTACCAATCTTTTAAACCCTGTACTACTGATGGCATATTAGTAAGATGCTCTACTTTAATAATTTCCATAATGTTTTCTTCACCCTCATGTCCACATGCTTTCATCCATTCTGGGGACACTTCAAAAAATTTCGCCTCTGGTTTTACAGGATTTAGATGAGACACTGTTACTTTCTTTATATCCATTGTCTTGCGTTCCTTATGTTTGTTTGTAGATGAGTTAGTAGAATGCACATCATGCATATATTAATAATACTAGTCAACCTTTAATTTCATACTGTGAAACATAAAATAAATGCTTGAGTTAAAGCAGTAATAGTTTTTTTATTTATATATATTCTACGATTGACCGACATGTCAGGCGCGATGCTCCAGTAGTTTTTATATATGTTATACGATTTACCGACAAGAACATTAGTAGAACAAACCATGAATAAAACAAGAACATTTGCTAGAACAAAAGGTGAACGGGCAGAACATTTCGGGAACATTTAGAGAACATTACTTAGTAATATAGTATATATCGTATAAGTTATTGTAATTATTACATAAGTTATACCGATAAGAGGAGAAAATATCTCTTTTTGTTTTTATTATGCTGGTATTTCCCTATAACTACTACATTACAAATACAATTTATATAAGTACTTCAATAGTATTAACTGTTAATAAGTATTCACATAACAATAGTATTATAGTTATATCCCAAAC